ACCAGTTGTATTATTAAAGCCAGCTTGGTAGCCTATTGCGGTGTTGTTAGATGCGGTAGTATTATTTAATAATGATTGAAAACCAACACTTGTATTATTAGAACCAGTAGTAGTAGCATTTCCAGCATTTGAACCAATAGCTGTATTGCTTGCTCCGCTAGAATTATTGTAACCAGCTTTAAATCCAAATAAAGTATTATCATCGCCAGATAAAGAACCAACACCGCCAGTATAATATCCGACTGCAGTATTATTAGAACTTGTTGATTTGTTTAAAGTTCCAAATCCAACACCAACATTATAATTGCCAGAAATATTTGTATAAATTGACTGATAACCAATAGCAGTATTTCTGTCCCCTGTTGTATTAGCTTGTAATGCTCCATTACCTATTGCTATAGCCAATGCTCCTGTTGTATTAGCAGTCAAAGCACTAACGCCTACAGCAGTATTACTAGCAACAGCACCACCACCCTTACCAACAGTAAGACCTGATATAGAAGCATCATTAGCTGTAGTAAGTGTTGTGCCGTTAAATGTTAGGTTGGCAGAACCAGCCAATGCACCTGAACTGTTGTATTGCACTTGCGTATTAGAACCACCAGCGCCACCTACAATACTTGTAGGGTTTGTCCATGTTGGCGTGGCACTAGAGCCACCAGAAGTTAAAATATAACCAGCAGTACCAAAGTTAGTAGTGCCTGTAATGTTAGTATTTAAGCCAATAGCACCTGAAGCGTTAATCACATGGGCTTTGTCGCCTGTAGTTCCCCAAGCAAAGTAAGTCTTATAGCCATTACCTGACCCAATACTAATATCTCCGTCATGCCCTGAATAATAGACACCGTTATTAAGACTAAAGAAATCGGCAGGAGTTCCGCTACTAAAAACTGAAGAATTCATACCAAACTCACCGTAATAGGTAGAGTCTGTGCCTAAATCGTTACTGACTGCAAAGTTAGTAGAAGCTCCAGCAGTACCGCTTTTGTTTTGCATTACATTCTGTAAATAACTTCCAGCGATTGTTGCGCCATTTGTTTGGGCAGAATTTGAAGCGTTGTAAGTTAAAACAGGGGTAAGACTACTAGCAGAATTAGTTGCTAAATTAGGTACGGTTACAAGGCCATTAGCGTCTTGGTATACCGACTTACTAGCAGGGTAATCACAAAATACTTGTTTGTCTGCTACGCCAAAATTAACTTTAGAGCCACCATTACTGGAAGAAAGCACAGTATCACGGCTTAAAGTTCCTGCGCCTACAGTACCAATACCTACTTCCCATTGGTTGTCACCATCATCAACAATCGTGTAATAGGTTGTATTGCCGTTACCAATAGCACTAGAAAATGTCAGAAAATTAGGTTGTGCGCCTAATAGCGTAACTGTTCCAGTACCACCAGTATGTGTAGTTTCTAATACTCTGTCTTTAAGAATAAGAGCCATTATTTAACCCCTACAATTTTGCCTTGAGCATCACGTATAATTTCTTTTGGTGTATTTAGTTTTTCGTATAAAGCTGCAAGAATAGCCATCATATCGTCATTGTTCTTTTGTAGGTTTTGAACTACTGGTGCTAATGGGTGGTTTTTCATATCAAATGCTCCTATTGTTTCTTCTAACATTGTTGCCATATCTATATTATTTTGATAGGCTTCGTTACCATCATCTAATCCAGCAGAAATTCGTGCAGTTTCTATTTTAGTTGAATTATCAAGATAAGCTAACAAAACTTCCCTATTATTTTGCATTTCAGCGGTTTTAGTATTACGTTGTTCTTCAAGCTGGAATTTAAGCTGGTTTTCTTGTGCTTGGTACTCTTGTTTAGCCTTCTCTAACTGCATTTGGGCTTGAAGTTTAGCCTGTTCAAGCTGGGCAGTTTGTTGAGCTTCTTGTTGAGCCGCTTGCATCTTCGCTTGTTCTAATTGCATAGTCATCTGAAGTTTCTGTTGTTCAGGGCTAGGCGGTTTAGGTTGTCCTTCTGCTTGCTTGGCTTGTTGGCGGAACTTATCGGCTGTTTCGTCAATCAATCCTTCCATGCCCTTACCAGCCTTAAATGCGGTAACGCCAAACTTGAGCATTTCCATCAATAGCGGGGTAAGTTCAGGAACGCCTTGTGCTACAGGTAGCGCGGTTTGCATAAAGCTACTGACTGCGCTCAAGAACTCAATTCTGTCCTGCTTTTCTTGTTGCTCATCTTGAAAGATCATCGAATCGCTAGTTACTTCGATACGGAAGTTCTTGGCTGCTTCGTCACGCAATAACAATAAAGCTTGTGGAATCAATGGCTTATCTGAATCGCTTAGTTGCATTGCACCACTAATTTTGACGATTGTATCGTCAGTAAAGTGATTACAAATAACCTGTGCCTTGATACACAGCAGTTCGGTAGCAAAGTCTACTACCGCGTGTTGCATTGTCTTTAATCGACCAGCAGCATTGTTAGACTTGATAATCTGTGCGCCAAGTGTTTCATTGGGGTCGGTCTGTCCGCGCTGAATGTCAGCAATACCCATAATCTCGTAGATTTGACCCTTGACTTGCTCCATAGCCTGATAAGCCATAGTCAAAGCTTGGGCAATTGGGGCAATGTCTACAAGGTTAATAGCACCAGCCATACCCTGTTTCTCAGCAAACGCGCCCCAGTTCTTAACAGGAAGCAGGGCATTGTTTTCACCTTCAGAGAACAGACGGGCAAGACTTGGTTCGGAAGCGTCATAAACTCCCCGAACTTTAAGTGCTTGAATAAATCCATCAATGCGGTCAGCCAATGTGTCTAACTGCCTTGCTTGGTCTTGGTACAGTACAAAGTCAGGAACTGGTACTAAAGAATCCGTAGTCAATGTAGAAAACAAAGGTTTAGGGCATGGCCAAAAGTTTTCAAGCTTTAGCGGGTCGGCTTTTGTGTCAAGGATTTCGCCCATTGACTTAGATAGCCAAATAACTTCACCTGAAGTCTTATCCCATATCTCATAGACGCAGGCTTCTCTAGCCCCCTCACCCATCTTCTCATTGAAAGACTTAGAAGTTTCAGGTTTTGTGTCTAATGGGATACGACCACCCAAATCTTCACCAAAACGCTCTACCAATGCAGGGCGTGTCATATAAACCTTACGCCATACTGCGGTTACTTCTTCCCATGTACGGGCTACAGTAATACCAAAGTCACGCCAATGCACATAATCAACGGGCGCACATTCGTACTCAATGCGTTCCTGATCTTCTCTGTATATACCGCCTTCGGTTTCTGCCTCGTCAATGTCCTCAGTAATTTCTAGGCCATCTTCGGGCATATCTATGTTATCGGCTTCGCTGCCAACAATATGTGGCTCATAACGAACCCAAGCAGTACCGCGCCCACCAAGCAAACGGTCATTAACTGTTTGATTCATAGCGGATTTGTAGTCACCATAATGGGTGATTTCGTACTCCAATGCGCGTTCTAGCATCATAGATGCGACCCTGCCTATCGGATCGTTATCACGAAACCGCCTTGATACATCGGGTCTAGGTAAACGGGCAAAGATAGCTGGCTGAATAGTCTGTACATTGCTCCACAGAATATTAAACTTAGCATTAGGGTTGTTTCTAGTGCGGTTGTCATCACGATACCGTTTAACAATCTTGTCGGCTCTGCCTTCCCATTCCTTGAAGGTTCTCTCGTACTGCCCGATAGTGTTGTACCAATCTTGGTAATCGTGTTCCATATTTATATCCTGCGGTGAGTTATTTTAGGAGTTTCTTTCCACATCTCGTTTAGCGTTACATCCGTTTCGCCAACATGAAGTCCTTTGATTCGATTGTCTTTAAGGATAGGGCTGTCCTCGTTTTTCCATACAATTGAGAGATAACGGAAGGCATCGGCAGAGTGGCTTGTCCAATCATGCTTTGGGCGGTCATTAAAACACTTTTTATCATCATTCCATTCCCGTTGATATTGGCGTAAACATTCGATACCTTCTTCACATCTATTATCAAACCAAGCGCGAGTTAATGCAAGCCTTGTTGCCTGTATTCCGTCCTGAATTGACAGGTTTGGAACGATTTTTAGATGTTTTATGTCGATTTTTGTCGCAATTTGTTCGATTATGCTCTTACCACCCGATGCCATAGTTTTTGCTCTAGCGTCATGGGGCAGGTAATGATAGCCATATTTGTAACCAAACTCATCTTCTTTTTGTGCAAGCAGTCCTGTATAAAATGGCACAGCCTGACCGTTAGATGAATGATGGTCTAGAACCCGTATCTCACCGTATACCACCTGAAACCACCAAATCGAGGTACTGTCATTAAAACCCAAATCCCAAGCAGTATGACAGGGGAACATAGGGTCATAGTCCACAGTAGTAATCCTATCCAAATCAGTAATCCTACGCATCTCTTGACCATAGTACGCTCCTAGAATGGCTGCCTCAAATGAACATAAGAACTCAGCCTCATACTGATTGGCAGACATCATGCGCTGGGCATCCTCTAACTCAGAATCAGGTAGTAGTCCCGATTCATCAGCCCTAAGTGTCTTAGAGTACCAGCCATCATTGTTCTGTGCGCTTTTGTATATCTCATAGAACCCGTTATGGCCTTTCGGTGTCCCGATGAAAACGGCCCAGCCCAATCTGTCCGCTAAAAGTGGCCTGATAATTTCTCCCCATACTCTAGGCTTCATATCAGCGTATTCGTCAAGAACAATTCCGTCACAATAATTCCCTCTTAAACTGTCAGGCGCATCTGCTCCAAACAAGCGAATCCGTGAGCCGTTATGCAGTTCTACCCACAATTCTGACTGATTAGCCTTGACCATAGCTGGTTTAGCAAAGCGACATAGGTAGTCCCAAGCCACGCTCTTAGCCTGACTGTAAAAAGGGCACAAGTAAAAGTAACGACCATCAGGCTTATTTTCTTTGATAGCCCGTTTAATCAGGTCATTAATGGATGCTACGGTCTTTCCTGCCCTACGGTGACATACTAGGACTGCCCAGCGTTGTTTACGCTTGTGAAAGTCTTTAAATGCCGTTCTTACCCTATATTCAAACTCATGGACTATCTCAGTCATCTTGCCATTTATAGATATGGGTGACTGTAGCGGTGGTATCGCCAGTTTGTTCTACTCTAGCAAGCTTTGGTACATGGTACTCAGCTACTTGCATAAAGCAATCGAAAGCTACTTTAGGGCCAAGCTTCTCATTGCTAGCGATGTCATCAAGCCATTCTTGAAGTTTGTCAGCGTTACCATCCACGAACTTAGCGATAGCCTCTCTAGCGAGGGCTGTGGACTTATTAGGCGTACCTACAGAGCGACCCCCTGTCTTACTTCTAGTTTTATCTACTTTAGATTCCATACCTTACCCAAGTGGTTGATTAAGATAGATTAATTCTACACCAATTTGCGTAATTACAACACATCAAAATATTTTAATAAAGTAATTGACATAGTGTAGTAAAACGCTACAATGTACTTAATCGCTGATTTATTTACTAATTGCCTAGCGATCAATAAATGGGGCTAAACAGTTAAGGAGTATTACAAATGAAAAACATTCAAGACCAACGCTATATCCCAGAAGGTTACGAATTATCTTGGGATGACCAAGATTTAGGTATCCAAATCTACTACAAAGAATCGCCAACAATAGGTGGCCTGTGTTTTGTAGGCCGTGCTATCAAACCTACTTGGCACTATCGTTTTAAAAATGCAGAGCAACGCCAAGCAGAAGTTACCAAGACTTTTGAATGGGTACACGCTCATGCAAACCGCAAGGCAGAGCGTAAAGCCAATAAAGCTAAAGCTGGTGCTAATCATGGTGTAGAAGTTGGCGATGTATTCCGTTCATCTTGGGGTTATGACCAAACTAATATTGATTATTACGAGGTTATTTCTATTTCAGGAAAAACAGCTACATTTTGTGCTATCAGCCAATTGATTGAAGAAACAGCATATTTAAGTGGTGAATGCGTACCAGTTCAAGGTTCATTTATTGGCAAACCATTTAAAAAGCTGATTCAAAAAGATAGCGAAACATCAGAAGCTCGTATCAGAATCAATAGTTTTTCTAATGCTTGGAAAGTTACACCAGTTGCAAAAATTGGCAATAAAGCAATATTTCCTAAATCCCATTGGACAGCTTACGCTTAAGGAGAATTATATGAAACCATTTTTATACCGTACTGATTGCATCTATACCTGTGTACGCAGGGGGTTTTCAGAGCAGGATATATGGCGTGACGCATTAGGGGTTTATGAGCCGTTGTTGGCTTATGCCGATAAATTGCCTACGCTAGATGCTCCTGATTTGCTCCCTGCTGGACATTCCGCTAAATTAAACCGTGACTTTATACAAAGGGAGTAACAATGACTTTTGATTTAAAACAATGGCGTAAAAACATTGGTATCACCCAAGAAAAAGCGGCCGAACTCTTGGGTGTTCACCGTGTTACCTACACAAACTGGGAAAACGGGGTAAATCCTATTTCTAAAACTGTTATTGGTGCTTGTGCCAACTTAAATACTCGTTATTCAGGTTCAGGCGGTTATCACAAAACACTTATTAACAATATTGATGATTTTAAAAAGGCCTATAAAGTTTATTTTGGGCATGATCCGCAAGGCAAGCATTTAGTATCAGCTCAATGGTTAGACATCAAATATAAACAAATAGACTTTACTCCCGATAACCCTCTTTCTTAAGAAGTTTATCAAATGCTTGGGTCAATTTACCTTTAACGCTTTCTTCTCTAGGTAATGCACCCAAGCTCTCATATTCAGGGCGTTCAAAATATCTTCTGTCAATTTGGGGAGTGGATAGTGCAGGTTTAACTTTTAAATCAGGAATTTCTTTTTTTGCAATATTTACCATATCTTGCAAAGTAACCCCTTCAATCCAATCACCTTTAAAAAGCAATCCTTCACCGCCTTTTCTATGTTGCAATACAGCATCAGTTGATTCTGATAAAACTTTATTAAGTTTAGTTACATCAGCATTTGATAAAGGTTTTCCGTTACGAGTTAAAAAAGCGGCATTTCCTTTTGATAAATCACCAAATGGCAACGCTGTTGCTCTAGTGGCAGTTGCTCCAGCTTGTTCTAAATTTTCAGCAGTTTGAGCAACATCTTTTAATAAAGATTTATTACCGCCTACGGTTAAACTTCTGTTGCCTTCTGATACAAATACTGGATTGCTTTCACCAGCCCAATACCCTTGTCTTGGCGTAATATTTTGCAAATTAGGTGATGCGGCAGTTTTATATCTTTCTAGTGCCAATGCTTCTGCTGTTGGGTTTCCTGATATATTTGCCAAAGTTCTAGGTAATCCTTCAGTTGTAACAGTTGATTCTGTAAATACTTGTGGCCTAGATAACGGACTGACCGCTCTTGCCAACACTTGTGGATTTCTTGCTAATGCAACACCAGCAGGTAAGGCCATAGCTCCAATACCAGCTAATTCACCTATGTTTTTGCCTTGTGAATAAGCGTCATAATTTGGGTCTGTAATAGGATTTTTAGGTTGCATAGAATTAGCACCCGTAGCACCCTCAAGAAAGCCTGTGGCGTATCCTGCTTGGCGTGGTTTAGTAAGACCAACCTGCATTTGTGGATAACCTGTATAGGCTTGTTGCCCATCATTTAAACGCAATAATTCAGCAAGCGTAGGCATTTACTTTACCTCTTTATCCAAGTCTTTAAGCTTGTTAGCAATCATCTTTCTACGGGCGATGCGGTCAGCTTGGTTTTTTTCAAAGGTAGACTGTTTATGCTCACGCAACATAGCATCTTCTTTTTTGTATTTGCGGTTCATGTGTTCCATTACATATCCTTAAAATGTGTTTCTATTTTATTACACATTTCTGTAAGTTTCTGCGGAAATTCTTGGCGCATCTGTAATATACGAAGTCTAAGGGTTTTAATGTTTTCTTTAGTTTCTGCTACTTCTTGGGGGTTTAATGACTCAATCCAATACTTTCCTAATTCTGAGTCTTTTAAGTCTATAGGTGGTTTTAACAGAAAATAAGGTATTGCACCGCACAATACTGCGTCTAAGTTAGTGCTTGTAAGGGTGTCGTAAGTAAACAGTATTTTGCTTTTATTAAGAATGTCTATGTATTCTTCTCTTGGAGTGCTTATAGTAATTTCTTGGCAATTTGGCAACGGTGGGCATACAGCGTACTTACTGCCCTTGCCTACATAGTAAGAGTTATATTCTCTTGGCTCGTTTCTATTGACCGTGTCTGTGTCAATAATGGGGTAAAACAAGGTGTCGCAGTCATCTCTATATAGCTTGGAATAGGACAACGGAAAATCTTTTGCGCCCCATTCTATAGGCTTTCCGTCTATTGCTGCCTCTTTATTAAGCAGGTAACGCACTACTTTTTTGGCGTTTAATGGGTTATTTGTTATAACTTCAGGGTAAATAACAATAGCGTCAGGGTCATTACCTATGGCATTACCAAAGTTAGTAACTTGTTCAGTAGTGTATATGTATACAGTAGCTTCATGCCCTAAAGCCTTTAATTGGCTACATAAGAAATGAAGCATCCATACACCACCGCTATTTCTTCTATAAGAAGGAGTTACGACTGTAAATTTCAGTCTTTTTCCTTAATGTACTTGTCGTACTGGGCTTCTAACTTGGCTTTACGACTGCCTTTAGAGTATTCGCGCTCAGTATTCAACGCAATTGCGGTAGCTTGGGCTACACTTTTGCCTGCTTTTTTCTCTTTGGTAATGTTTTTACCCACAGATTCGGCACTTCCTGATTTATCGAGTGGCATATTAACCCTTAAATTTAAGTAGATAGATGGTGGTATCGATTTCTTGCGCGATATTGTCGATTAGTTGCACAATCTCTGAATCTGTAGGTAGGTCGGCTCTAGCGTCTTTAACGAAAGCTTGAAGCGATTGTAGGTATGCTAAAGGTTCTTTTGGCTGGTGATAGGTGCTAGGAAATTCGGTAATCTGCCCGTAGATGCCAAAGTAACATTCCGCTAACTGGTCTACAGCCTCGATAATGCTCTCGTAAAAATGACCTAAAGTCTTGTGTTTTGCGTAAGATTTGGTAGCCCAATGAAAAAAGTGGGTGTTTGTCCCTGCGTGTAGCAATGTTGCGAGGAATAAAGCCATCGATTTTTCCATAAAACGCTCCTTTTGTGTATTTTATAACACTTTTCTACAAATCCAAACCCTTAACTTGATCTAACTCAGCAAATTCACCTATTAAAAATTTATTGGCATCATCTTCTGTTCTCATAATAAAAACAGGGCCACCACGCCATTCTTCTGCCCATTTTTGTTGTTTTGGGTTTAACCCTTTTTTGCCGTAATCAGTTTTGGGGTTTTTTATTTCAATTAAATGCCATTTTTCAAAATGCCAAACCAAAATGTCAGGTATTCCATTCATAGCTTTTGATAGGTCTTTAACAACAACACCGCCTTTTTTAAGAATATCTACAATCATATTGTGGTTGTTATCCTTTCGGGCATTGTTTCTCATAACAGGGGACATTCCATAAATATCACGACATTCAAGTGAGCAAAATTTTCTATTTCTTTGATAACTTTTAAATTTTATATTGCAAATCAAGCAAGTATGATAGCCAGCATTTGAATAATTTGGGTTTAGACTGCCTTTAAATATAACTTTGTAATCACTTGCCATGCAAGTTTTACTGCAATATGTTTTTCTTTTTTGATGAACGGTAGCTGGTGCAATCGTGTCACATACACGGCATTTCCATGTTCCATACTTTTCAAAGGCTTTCCCGATCATCTAGTCATTATACATCAGGGCAGCCGTGCTTCATTGATGCCAAAGAAACAACAGTTGCGCCAGCATCTCGTAAAGCTTTAACTATTTCCTTGTGATTAGTATCAATTCGTGCGTATGTCATTGATTTTCAATTAAAATAGATTAGTATTAGCTAACTTTACACCAAAAGGCAGGTCATGGCACAGAAACCATTGTCACAAGCTGAAATGCAAGAAGTAATGAATACTTATGCAAAGACGGGTAGTAAAACTGAAGCAGCTAAGTTACTAGGTATAAACCCCAATACTTTTCACTCAAGAATGGCTATCTGTAGGGCTAACGGCATCCAGCCCACAATTAAAGTAGCCAACAAAGAACTTACCGACCTTTTAGAAGCAAAAGACAAGATTCGCCAGCTTGAATCAATGCTTCATGGACAGCGTGAAGAAAAATTGACATCCGATTACATTAAAAAAGTAATCTTAAAGATGTCTACTAACAAAGTTTCTACCCCTAACTGGTTAATAAAGCCCCCTAAAGGTAAGACAGTCGCTGGAATCCCGACCCTATTTGCTTCAGATTGGCATTGGGGCGAGGTCGTAGACCCCAATCAAATCAATAATGTCAATGAATACAATGTCGCTATCGGTCAGGATAGGGCTAAGGTAATGATTGAAAAGACCATAGACCTACTTAAAAACCATGTAGCGCACTCTGACTATGAGGGAATTGTCTTTGTGCTGGGTGGTGACATGGTATCGGGTGACATCCATGAAGAATTAATGGCTACCAATGCTATGGAAATCATGCCAACGGTCATTGATTTGTTTGGCGTTTTGATTTGGTGTATTGAAACATTGGCAAATGAGTTCGGAAATGTCTTTATTCCGTGCGTAAGTGGCAATCATGGGCGCAACACGCACAAGATTAGGGCTAAAGGCCGTAACTTTACTTCGTTCGATTGGTTACTCTATCAGTTCTTGAGTAAACGATTTGAAGGAGATAAGCGTGTTCAATTTCATATACCCGATGGCCCTGATGCCTATTATTCAATATACGGACATAAATATTTACTTACACATGGGGATCAATTTCGTGGGGGTGACGGTGTCATTGGGGCTTTAGGGCCAATCATTCGTGGTGACCATCGTAAACGATCTAGGAACGCTCAGATTGACATGGAATACGACACAATGCTATTAGGTCATTGGCATCAGTTAATCCAGTTAGAGCGTCTTATAGTGAACGGTAGTCTTAAAGGCTACGATGAGTACGCTTACAGCAACAACTTTGGGTTTGAGCCACCCCGTCAGGCTTTATGGCTTACGCATCCCGATCACGGCTTGACCTTTAGTATGCCTGTGTATGTCGATAGAAAGAAAAAGAAACTTAATTCTGAATGGATTAGTTGGAAATGAGGTTAAATCCTGAAGTTATCCGCAATGCGTATGCCAGTCTTTGCTGTGTATACCCATTTACCAAGTGGAATCTTCCTGTACCTGAAGAAATTGAATTTATAGTAATCCATGACCCTGAAACAATGGGTACTTATATGTACGACTGCGGAGAGGATTATGAACATACTATTACGATTAGTTCTGCTCGCTGTGGGCATTATTACACTATGCTCACAACGCTTTCGCATGAGATGGTTCACATGAGTTTTCACCGCCAAAAGGGTGATAAATGGTCACATCATGGCAAAGCCTTTAGAACCCGTTGCAAGTTAATAGCAGAAGAACTAGGTTTTGATGGCCTAGAACTATAAAGTTACTAGACAGTAATTTTTTTGTATAGTAACTTATATGTTACCCATGAGTATCAATTTTTATACATATTGATGCCTATGTGTATAGTTATTGACAAAAAGTATACATATCAACAAAGTTGTAGACATTTTTGTAAAGTTTTGGCGAATAATTGTAAAGTTGTAGACATGGAATTGTAAAGTTTATGGCTTATAAATAAGCCTTTAACCCTATTAAGGACTCATTAATAGGTCATTTTTAAGCTACTAACTTTTTCCTACGAAATGCCCCGTTCGGGAATATTTGTGTAATTTACGCTACTTTTTCTTACATTCTTCCCGTTCGGGAAACTTTTTTATTTTGTAGCCATTAAATACAAGCCCACATTAGCGCCAGCATAGCAAGCGTAGCAAATACACATAGGCAAGTTACCTTTGATTCCTTGCTCAACGGCAATATACGCATAAATTACTCCAGTAACAATAATTAGCCAACTACTCAAGTTTCCATCTCCAAGAGTTTGTCCTCGAGGTCAAAACCCCAGTACGCTCTAAATGCTTTAGTTCCAAGTCCGTGAATACTGGTATGTGGGTCATGTCTGTGGTGAAAGGCGCATAAAGGGACTGCTGGTGCGTTATCTCGCTTTCCCCCGTAACGTCTAATGTGATGGATTTCGACTGGGGTGTCATTGTCGATGTATCCCAAATGCCTGCATAAAACGCAGCCCTGTCGTGCCAACTTTGCATAATGATCCTTTTGGGCTTTATTTGCCATTAATATAATCGACTGTCAATTGTTCTAACTTTTCCGCAGATTCCGCTATATCAACACTCAATTCAAGCATCTGTGTAGGGTTTGCGCCTTTAAGTGATTCGTCATACATCTTGCATAACAGTTTAAGAATTAAAAATTCTTCGGTTATTTTTAGGGTCATTTGAGTATTCTATCCTGTGTTCGGTTTGATACTTCTAAAGTCTGCCATGTGGCGTGTCTTAATCTAGCGGCTTCAAGTTCCCACTTTAATTTCTCTGCGTTCTCCGTTGCTACGCCAATTGCCTTGCAAAGGTCTTGGTATTTTTGGCTTGCATAAGCTTCTCGTTCTTGTGCGCCTATGGCTTGTTCGCCTGACTTTTGCATCATAATGCTTTTTAAACTACTCTTAAAGCACTCTAGTTGAGCTAACTCACCCTTAGCTGCTGCGTATTTGCCAGCGTTTTCAAGAATAAAGTCTATACATTTATTGGGGTCTATTTCTCTCATTTTCCTAATCTCTTTTTAATTAACATTTTTATTTCCGCTTGGGTGTCGGGGTTTTCTTCTATTAACTTAACCACCGCATCCCAGCCACGCTTCTTTGCTACACCGATATACCAGTCTACAAGGTACATCTGTTTTACTGCTTTGGGTCTATGAATAATCCCGTGAATCATTCCTGCAAATGGGTCAGGCTTCAATCTGTTTTATCTTTTGACTAATCCTTGATCTTAACGCTTGCCAGCCTTCACCAGCATAGGGAGTTATACCTACTTCTTGTGCTTTTTTGATGGTTAGTTCTTCTGTAGCGTAAAACGGCAATTCAGGTTTCTTTAAAGGTTCAATGTCAAGTTCATCATCGTAACGACCAGCCCGTAACCAAGAGGCAGGGTAAGGAATAAAGTCTTTAGCCGTTTCCTTAATCTTCCAGTATTTAAGATGACTTGGCAGGGCTTCTATGGCTTTTTCTTGTTCATCAGTAGTCATAGACCGCCAAGCTTTCTCAGCATCTTTTCGGGCCATCTTACGGGGGTACAGGTTATAAAACTCAATGAACGACACTTAGTTGCTCCCTAAGTGCTGCACATTCTTCTTCAAGCATCTTATTTTTTGCTTCCAGCTCTGCCAATCGTTGGCGTATTTCGTGCAAGATTTCTTGTAAATTCATTTTCATTTCCTTTTTTCACGGGTTTATATTCATCTACTGCTTTGGTAAGTAATGCTACTAATCCCCATTGCACAAGCGTTTCAAGTCCTTCTTTGTCAAAATCTACTTGAGCGTTGGCTGACCCATCAGGGTTCTCTTTGATTATCTTTACAAGTATCTTCATGGTTTGCAAACTTTATAATAGGTTTATCTAAAGCCAGTTTAGCAAGTTCAATGTATCTATCAACTTCTAGTCTATCTTCCCCACCAATAGCAGCGTTGCTGTGGCCAATAGGTTTACCCATTGTGTCGTAATAAACTTCGCGAATTTCAAAATAATCCTCATAAGGATTGCTCATATTTACTAATCGTAGATTCCAAGTCATGTTGTACTCCAAAGTTAATCTAATTGAAGTATATGTTAAGTCTACTTAATATTAGTAGGTGTTTTCCCTATGTGTTGTTTTTTTGTCAATAGTTCCCCAAAGGTGATAAGCACCACATCCATCCAAGAAGTTAAATCCTGTACTTGAACTAATGCTACCAAAGTTAATGTTCAATCGATGGAAGGTTTGTCTATCACCATTGTCCTATCCGTCTTGTGCTGTACCCATTTAAGTCAGCGCGGCTTGCTATCAGGTGTAGATAAGCCGATGTATCCTTCCACGCCACCCAGTTAGGTGCTTAATATCGTTTGGAGTACGAATGGGACTGACAATAAAAAAAGGCTTTAGGGGTAGCTTTATGCTGAAACGGCTTTGGAAATGCCTCTTATCTCATTTCCGAAACCCACAAAGTTACCTCTAAAACCTTATCTATCGAGTGTTTCAGTCCTCAATATTCCTATTGTATACCAAGTCTTTCAAAATTAAAATCCCCGTGAAAGCCAAAAGTCTTAATATTTGACAATTCGCGCTCAAAACTAAAATACCTAGCCAGTTCTTCGGGGGCAAATTTCATGCCCTTACCTTCTAAATAGTCCCTGTTTACATGGCAAATTAGGTCATCTTCGTTTTGGTCTATGTACACAAACTCAGGCTGGGCGGTCAGTTCACACAGTCTTTTTGAGCGTAGGCTAAAGCCACCATTGCCTACCCGTCTGTTTTCAGGATGCCAATGCCATACCGCGCCTATGTAGTCATAGTCTAAAAATAGGGGCTTCCAAGCTTCGGGGTTAATAATGTACCCATCCCATTGCACAATTAAAACAAAGTCCGTGTGGATGTGTTTATGCAGTTCTTGAAGGATAAATTTGCTATATGCCTGACGGCTATTGATTTGGGGGTCATTTATAAAAACTTCCCCGCCAAAATCAAAATATTCCTTACACCTGTCAAAAGCTTGTCTAGCGCGGTCAGGCTGTACCGAATCAATACAACATAGCGTAATGTTGTTTAATCTAACTCGGGCCATATTAATTTGTAAGATAGCGGAAATAGGTTTTTTCTAGACCATAAACCGTGACTTTCCTTTTCTAGCGAGGCGGCTAGGATTACCAGCTTGTCATAAGGAATGTTGCCGTTTTGCCACATAGATACAGCAGCCACCGAAACTCCTACTAAATCAGCAACTTTTGTACATCCACCCAATAATTTAATCATTGCTCTTGTATTTTCCATAAGCTATCTTAACATTTTTACAACAATTTGCAAATAAACTATTGCAATCCTATTTAAGTTGGCTTAATATCTAAGTACGGTATATGCCGTGATAACTAGGAGAAACTCAGATGAGTGAGCAAGAGCAAGACTTTCAAAGCTTCCAACAACACTTGGAACGCATCTTTAAAGACCTCGATGACGGTGTCTTTTTAACAGCAGACGAAATTGGTGACCTACGCTATGCGTGTGGCCTGCCATCACCCGTTAAACCAAACCCCGTATTAAAAGCAGTCTTTGATGACTTTTCAACTATTTTTAGGAGCGCAAAATGATTATTTCAGATACATCAAAAGAATTTAAAATATCCCCAGCAGGGCTTCACATGGCACGACTTTACTCAATCATTGACTTAGGTCACCAAGCTACCGAATGGGCTGGCGAAACCAAGATTATGCACAAAGTCGTACTGACTTGGGAGTTGCATGGCGATGACGATACAGGCGCACCTTTAAAGACGGATGACGGCAAGCCGTTAATTGTGTCTAAGCGTTATACAGTCAGTCTTGGGGATCAGGCGCGGTTGCGTCAAGACCTTGAAAGCTGGGGCAACAAAAAGATGACCACAGAAGATAGAAAGAATTTTGATTTAAAGTCTTTGCTAGACAAGTTTTGCATGGTCAATATTACTCACTCGGAAGATGGCAAGTACGCCAACATTAGCGGTATTTCTCCCGTTCCTTCTGCCCTTCGCGCTGCCATCCCAGCAGGCATCAATCCTATTAACCATTTTTGGTTAGCAGAATTTGACCAATCCAAATACGATGCGTTGTCAAAATACTACAAAGAAAAGATTACAGAGAGTAGTGAATGGCGCGGTCAGCAGGAGCGTGAAAAGAATGCACCCAAGATTGAAGATGACGAAATCGGGGACATTCCATTTTGATAGTCAAAGACAAACAACAGGACACGGGTCATTGGTATACCCGTCAGGGAACGCCTGCCTACACCACGATTGGAAAGACGGGGGAAAGGCCTACCACGCTCAGAGATGCGCGCAAAGAAGGGCTTTTACCTAGTACGACCACTATTATTAATATTATGTCTAAAGCAGGGTTAGACACTTGGAAACAGCAACAAGTTTTACTATCTGCTTTAACGCTACCTAGAGAGCCACAGGAAGGCGAACAAGAGTGGTTGGTTAGGGTAATGAAGGACAGTCGAGAAACAGGCTACAAAGCCGCCAATCGCGGTACTGAAATTCACGGCATTATTGAAAGCTGGTTTGAACAAGTCTATATGCCCGAAAAGCCACCCTACCTTGATGCAATTGATAACGCGCTTAAAACTGCGTTTGGCGAACAGGCATGGTTGTGTGAAAGGTCGTTTGCTCACCCGCTGGGCTATGGTGGGCGCGTAGACCTTATGTCTAAACCGATTAATGGTCAGGGTACAGGGTTTGTAGTAGACTTTAAAACTAAGGACACGGACTTAGACAAGGTTGATGTTTATTTTGAGCATGAATTACAGTTATCTAGCTACAGAGAAGGCCTAAACTTGCCCAACGCAAGGTGCGCCATCCTATTTGTCAATGGCACGACTAACCAAGTAAAATTAGTAGAAATAGAAGAACCCCAGCTTCAAAAGAGTTGGGAGTGCTTCCAGCATTTGTTACGGGTCTATCAGATCAAAAACAATCTTTAATTCCTTCACGGGAACGGGGGAAAGCGTAAAGGAGCGAGTACCCCAACTTCTTTGTTGTATTTTTGCACTTAGGGTTTTCCTTAGATAAAATGTATTGACAGGGTTAAGCTAACTTAATAAACTGGGTGTACTCAATAACGAGTGAGATAGGAGAAACAAATGGAATCAACAGCACAACGCACCAGCCGTATAGCATCAGAAGATGCAGGCGCACATTCAGCATACGCCCACGCACAAGACTTTTTTAATGGTCTAGCAACATACAGCATTGAGCCTAAAACAAATGGTTTTTATGTGTACGAGCGTACCCCGCATGGTCAGCTTTGCACATCAGCCAAAACAACGGAAGAAGCACAAGCAATAATTGAATCTTGGAAAAACACCAAACTTAAGAATGGATACAGAAAATCATGAAAGACATTATCGGAGCGTGTTTATTAGGCGTTTTATTTGCAGCTATGTTTGTCTACGGCATACCTGCTAAAGCGCAAACTTATCCAATCACCAATGCTCAAGGCTACAATGTGGGTACAGTTCAGATACAAGGGAATACGGCACAGTTTGTAAACCCAATGGGCTACACAACGCAAACGGCAACGATCTATCCTAATCAGGTCATTATTACGACCCCTAGCGGATATACCCAAAGCGTCATTGGCAATACAGGTTACACAACGCCACCTAGCCCCCCAACACCTATGTCCCCACGGGTGATGCAATGAAACAGATGACCGATTACGAAATGGCAAAAAACGGTGACTACATTATTAGCTATCACCCACAAGCTAGGAATAGTGATCCCTATACATCGCACCTAGCAGCAAAAGCAATGAACCCGTCAGCCCATTACGCTTTAATCATTGATGCTTTAAAGGTTTCAGAAGCAGGAAAAACTTTGATTGCCAAAAGATCGGGGTTAGATCATAACCAAGTAGCTAGACGATTGACCGAACTTGAGCGCAATGGAGTTATTGGCTTAACTGGAAAAACTGTTAAAAGCGACACAAATCGCCAAGAAAGGGAATGGTATCTATTATGAATAATCAATGTTTATATGTTGCTTGTTCCCGTTGCGGTAAAATATTAAAAGAACTAACAGATGAGGAAATAGTAAATCTGTATAAAGAAACTGAAGCTGACAATGGCGGAATTAGGGAATTTGCTAGAGCAATACTAAGAAAGGCACAAACTAAATGAAAGCAAATGAACTAGAAATTTTGAGTAAACAATTTGATGAAGCAATGGATTTAATTGGTAAATATGAATTGGAAGTTCGCCAACAAAAAGTTGAAATAGAGTATTGGAAAGAAAAGTTTAACAAAGCGATGGAGTTACAAGAAAAATGAGCACAAGAAACTTTGGAATGGTTGGCAAAGCCTATAAAACGGCTTCAGAAGCCTTTAAAGATGCTGACTATGCAACTGCCATAGAAAGACCAGCAGAGGGCGGATATAGCTGGTTTTGGGGCTTTGTGGGGGCTTTAGTTGCTGTAACTGTGTTTGGGTACTGTTTTTATTTAACAATCAGCCGTTTTTAATCATCTGTAATGCTTCTTGTTCTTCCTTGTCTACCCGCGCAAGCCATCCACGACCAAAGATAGGGAAAGACTTTAGTGAACGGTAGTATTCCCGCCTAGTTTCAGAGAATTTTGAAATAAGAGTTGCACTATTACTTGCGGAAATAAGGCTTCTAGTCCTACTTCCGATAATTCCGTCAGATAAGCAGCCAATAGATTGTTGAAGCAATTTAACGCTTCTACCTGCCCCTGCATTAACTCCCATTGAAAACACAAGATAGTTGATTCCTCTAGGTAATACTTCTGCATAACAAGGTTTCCAGTATCGTTGTTCATACAATGGGGATACATCTTCTTTGGTTAAGTTTTTAAGGGTTGTTACGGGATGTCCTACCCATTCTTCCCAAACAGCTTTAGTAACGCCTAAATTTGTTTCACCGCCCGAATCGCCAGCAAGACCATGTGATCCCGTCCATCCACCCTCTGATTTTAAGACTAAATCTAGACACTCTTTAAAATTATTCATTTAATGCCTGCTACTTCTAAATACCATTTTTGTAATTCTGTCAGCATTAAGGTAGTTTGGGCGCAATCAGCAAGTAAATTGTTGGTGGGGATAAAAGAAGTTGGCTTGGTGGGGTCGGGAATGCTGGACAGGCTGCTGGAACTTGGTGAGCGCACCCCGTTAGCATAATACTGCCTAATAAGAGCCAATTTAGCGTCATATTCATCAGAAATTCCTTTAGTTACAAGTTGATGTTGTTTTTGGATTGATTCAACTTTAGCTTCTTGCGTCTTGGCAACAGCTTCTACTTCAGATTTAAAAGTAACATATTTGTTATGCTCATAGCGACCATAGCTAAAGCCAGCCAACGCAAATACGGTTAGCCCAATCATTACCCAAGTGCTTATCGGTAGTGGAAACATTATCTAAACCCGCTTATTCTTGGCGAGAAAACAAAGGTAGTTTGCCATGTATTAGGTTTAGGCTGAACCCCATCATCCACCAAACCCCTAATATTCCAGCCCAAATTAATGTAAATACACCTACTGCTAGAAAAAATCCGCTTAACGCAAACGAACTGAAAGAGTCTATTAGCGTAAACCAAGCACCAGCCTTCTTTCGCATTATCGTTATCCTTAATCGTTTTATCGCCCCAAACCTTAGTGTAATAAGGATTGTTTAAATACCGCAACGCAAAAGAATACGCAGGGTTTCTCCAAAGCCATTTAACTTTACTCCAATAACTTATGCCATTCAAGTTTTGAAAAGTAGCGTCTCCGTTAATCGTGTTGTCGGGGGTCATAAAGACATTAAACGGCAGGACAGGGCCTACAGCTTGGTAAGCATGGTTGTCGCACCACCACAGCTTTTGTATTGCAAACAAAGGCAATATGGGGGCTAGAATGACTGCTAATAGCGTTATTAACAAGCTAATAGGGACAAGCAGTATATATAGAATATATATCACTTCATAGGCCCAGTAGTGAGAAAACGCAATACAGCCACAATGACACCAATAATAACCAGAATAATGCCATAGTACCTTTGGTCAATAACAGACTGTAAATAGGAAAAGTTGTCTAGCAATGCACCAAACACAACAAGCAAAAATGAAAATACCATTGTCCTACTACGGAAAATTTGTTTCATTTGCCTGTAGCGTAATGGCTTATAAACCCAATAAAAGCTGACACGGCAGACACCACCATCATGCCAGCCCACAGACCACCACGACCCTTATTCGCTAACTCAAGTAGTTGTTTAACATCTTTACGCAATTCAGCTACCTCGTACTCCATGTTTTCTACTTTTTGCCAAGTTACGCCAAATTTTACAGGGTCAATTTCCACGACTATGCTCACTTTTTAGTTGTTTTTGTTTTCTTAGCGACAACTTTAGTGGCTTTTTTGGCTACTTTTTTGACGGCTGGTTTAAAGTCAAAAGCTGGTTTAGCTTGAAACCCAAATTTGTCTAATATCCATGTAAATGTAAAATTCATATTAAACCTTAATAATAAAGTTAATACCAAGATAAGGGGGTAAATTAGCGTTTGTACCACTTACACCAGTTGTGCTATTGGCTACACTAATTCCTGTGGCTTCTGCACTTGTTGATTTTGAACCAGCAGAAGTTCCTGCATCTCCAACATAACCAGTTCCACCTGAAGCGGCATTTATTCCTGTATATTTTAATATTGTATGTGAATGAGTAGGGTCTGTAACAGTTGCTGTATGTGTATGGCTTACTACTACAGCGTCAGCAGAGCCACCTGTAGCACCTACAGTAGTACCGTAAGGCATACGGTTTGTGTAGTTAGGAAGGTTAAAAGTGGTAGAGCCGTCACCAACACCAAAAGTAGTACCGACTATGGCAAACAAAGCAGCGTAAGTAGTACGAGAAACCGCAGAACCAGCACACAATAAGTAACCAGTAGGAGCAGAAGCTGTAGGCCACATATTAATAGTGCCTGTAGGTAACGATGGAATAGCGGCAATTGCAGCCGTAAGTACAGCATCAGCAGCGTCTACATAAGCCTTAGTTGTTGCATCTTGAGGGTTTGTGGGGTCAGTAACAGAAACAATTTTATTAGAAGCCATATTAAGGTTTCCTGCCATAGATGTTTGACCATCAGAAGCAACGCTTCCTGTCAATGCACTAGCTATGTCAGTTAATGTTGTATTAGCCCATGTAGAACTAATAGTTGTGTTTGTTACTACTGGATTGCCAGCAGGTAATGTATAAGTTCCTGATCCGTTACGGGACATGATTTATTCCTTTATTGTGCTGCTGTAGCAGTTTGTTGCATTAATAACAATTTAGCCAAATTTGCTCGTTCTATTTCTTTGGCAGCTTTTTCAGTCATTTTAGAACCTTTAGGAATAGTTTTGGCTATTTCCATGTAAGAAGCTGCTTCATGTGGACTGAGTAAAGTTTGTGCAAATTGGTTAGCCAACTCTTTATTAGCTTTGCCATAAACTACATCGCTTGCTCTTGCCATCAAGTTTCCAGCAGTTTCAGCTAAACCGCGCCTACGCAATAAATTAGGCAAATTGATTTGATTAAGCATATTGCCATAAGCCAATTTTTGAATAGTGTCTGATCCTACTCCGCGACCAGCATTTTCAGCAAATTGACTACGAGCCAAATCTTGTTTAATAGCTTCTAATGCGGAAGTTTTTTCAGCAGAAACAACATTAGGATTTAAAGCTTCAAGATTTTGAGCAAATTTACCAGCATACATTTTTTCATTTAATGGATTTACTACCTTATTGGCAATATTTTGAATAACATCCATTTCATTGATAGGTTTAGACATTGCAGCATAGGTTTCTCTAGCTGTTTTGTATGCAGGGCTAATGTTTTCATTTTCTAAGAATCCAACTAATCTGTTTTTAGCCGCTAATAATCCAGCCATTTTATTCTTTTCGGCAGTAGACATATCAGGCTTTTTAAGGCGATCAATTGCATCGTCAATAGCCAGTTTAGTTTGATGTAACCCTTGAATACTGCCTTTTGGGTTTTTTACATCAATACCTAAATTTTTAGCATTAATTTGGGCTTGTTTCATTGCATCTTTAATCGCAGGCGTTTGAACCAGTTGATTGACTTCTTTTGTCAATTCAGGGGTTAAATTCATAGGCTTGCCAAAAGCAGTTTTATACAAATCTTCCGCAGCATTTTCTCTAGCTAAATTTAATGCGGCTCTTTCACCTTCTGTTCCTGCCAATTGGCGCAAAGAAGCAACACGGGCTTCATTTTGAGTTGCTTGTCTTGCAGCCATTGTATTAGTAGCTTCTTGAGAAACTGCGGTAGCGGCTCTTTGTGCAGCAGCAAGGCTAGGAACTCCAGCAGCTTCGCCAACGGTAGGCATAGATCCTTTTACTAATTCTTTAGCAGCTTTTAGGTTAGCAACAGCTTTTTCTGCTTCATTACCCGCATATTCTCTTAATGCGCGACCAATAATTTTTTCACGACCACCAGTATATAAAGGTTCAATTAAAGCTTTTCCAGCGTTATAACCAGTTTTAAGAACTCCACCAACAACAGGAATAGCAGCACCTAAAGTGCTTTGAATACCAATATTTTGCGCTTTTGCTTCTTTAAATTGTTCAGGTGTAAGACCTGTTTGTTCAGGAGTTAAAACGCCTGATAAAGCACCCATGCCTGCGCCCTGTGCTACTTTTTGTGCAAAACTAGGGATCATTCCTGTTGTACCAATACCCATATAAGGAGCAGCTTGACCTACTGCGCTACCAACTTGGCTAACGGCACTTCCTACGCCACCCATTTGGGATTGTGTGCCTTTTTCAATCTGATTGATAGCATTAACCATGTTATCGCCATTCTTGCCACCACCAATGTATTTATCGTACATTTGGGCTAATGCTGCTGGGGCTTTAGCAATACCAGTTGCCACATTTACAGGCAAACTAACAGTGCTAGTTAAAGCTTGTTGTGCGGATTTAGTAGCACCTGTAGGAGCAGAACCATACGAAGATGTATTTAGCGGGATTCCTTCAGGCGAATACTGTATATCTTCCGCAGATTGCGTATACATATTGCCTTTTTCAGGCGAATTTCCAGCTGTAGGATGTTGTTTTAATACTTCAGATACAACTTGATCTTGAGAAGCACCAGCAGGGCCTTCAATCTTGTATGTATTGCCATCAGGAGCAGCTATGGAATATGTAGGCATTATTTCACCACTTCAGCTTTTCCCCATAAACTTGGGATTGCTTGTTGTGCAGGAGCAGGAGCAACAGGAGCAGTAGGAACAACAGTATTGGGTTGTGCGCCCATTCTTGCAGCTTGTGGCCCAGCAGCCATTGAAATATCATTTTCAGCTTGCGCTCTCATACGAGCTTTTTGAGCAATCGCATCAGGTTTATCACCAATTTGTGGAAAATAAGTTTTACGGTTAGCTTCAACTTCATTAGCATTAGTTCCAGCACCAGTTTTAAAGCGTAAATAAGCTTCAGTCCATTGATTTTGCGCTTGTTTAGCTTCTTGTGAGGTAGATGGAGCAAGCGCATTAAATATACCGCCAGCCAAACTAGTTTGTGCTTGTGCAGTAGGACTATTAGGATTAAATCCTTTGTTATAAACATTGTTTAATTCATTTGAAGCACTAACCATTTGGCTATGGAAAACAGCCGCTTTACCTTGTGATTCAGTTAAAGGATTTTTACCCATAACAGGCTGACCATTTGCCATAATAGGAGTAGAAGCACCTGTGCGTGGATTAATTAACATTACGCCATTAGGAGTTTCAACAATTTGACCTTTATTTGCTTCTGCACCACGCAAAGCTAATTCAGCTTTTTGGTAATCAGTCATCTTATTTTTGTAATCAGTAAATGATCCTTTGAATCCATCGGCTTTAGCAGCTTCAAAATTAAGCATTTCATCCGTTTTCTTAGGAATCATATTGCCTACAAGCGCGGCTTTGTATTCTTTGCCAGCACCGTAAGGATTATTGGTATTCATTTCACGCAAAGCAGCAGAGAGATCAGGCTTAGTAGCTGGTGCTACTGCTGTAGGCATTGGTACATTACCAGCATAAGGCCCTGCCAATTCTGTAGTCTTTTCAGGAGTTCCAGTAATTAGATTGGTAATAGCTTCTTCTTTAGCACCTTTAGCTTGACGAATTTTCTCAGCTAACTTAGCAGCTTCTGTATCACTTTGTTTACCAATATATGCACCAGCAAGCACATTAGCTACAGGATTAAGCATTTGAAAAAAGCTAGGCGCAACATAACGACCACTAATCATTTGACCTTGTGGTTGTTGATTTTGTTGCATCAACATATCGGCAAAGCGTTGCTGACGATTAATCAGTTGTTGTTGAGCATAATCTTCAGGGGACATAGTCCCTGCTTGGACTGCATTAAATTGATCTGCCATATTATTCTCCGAAACTGCCCCAGCCATTAGTACCCATGTTGTAATTGCTCATTGGATTCCAAGTATTGCTTCCTAATTGATTGACTTGTGCTTGCATTTCAGGAGTATTTTGAGTTCCAAGATAAGCAGAAGCCCTATCCATAAAAGAATTTACTTGTGGAGCATTTGGGTCTTTACGCAACATTTTTGCCAAATCCATCGGATTCATTCCTGAATATCCGCTTTTTTGAGTTTGCGGTTGCGCCAATTGATTAGATTGTGCAAGTTGTTGATTCATATACTGTTGTTGTGCGCCAACATTTTGAAAAACAGGGCTAAGACCTTGTTGATCTTGTGGCATACCATTAGGCATATAAGTGCTAGTGTAGGAATTATCCATTTAGAACTCCATAATTAATAACTTTATATCCGTCATTTAATGTATGAACTGCATAAGGGAATACTTGTTCTACTTCTTGAGCCATATAACCAATATGAACACCATGTCCAGCCAATTCATGGTCTTTAAATTCATCTTTGTATTCAAAACTATAAATTGTCAAACCATTAGGAGCAATACCAATTGGTTCAATGTTTTCTTTAGTACGAATATCGGACATAATTGCTGCTGCACCTAAAGTACCGCCTAGACCCATTAAACCTTGATTAAATCCGCTTTGTGCAGCGTTTTGCGCATTAGAGTTGGCTAAATTGTAGTTACCAGCAGCCGTAGTAGCACCTAAAATGTCAGCACCACCAGTAGTAGCTTGTTGAGGTACATTTTGAAATGTAGGGTTTTGAACTTGTGAGCCTGTACGCAATGCACTTAAAGTATTAAGGGGCATATTGTAGTTAGTCAAAGCTTGGTTGTAAGCTTGTTGATTTGCAGCTAAACCAGTATTAAAGCCTTGAGTAGTATTAGCAGCCAACAAATCATTCTCTTTTTGTGCCTGATTCATTTGCGCTCTGTTATAAGCTTCAGAACCTACAGGAATACCTGAATTAGCAAGTTGATTTGTCAATAATTCACGACTTTGTTGTAATTGTGGAGCAAGTCGTTGCATTGCTGCATCTTGATAATTCTGACCTGCATTAATACCAACTTGTGGCAAATTCGGATTAAACGGTTGTCCCATCGTATTCTGTACATTGCCCAATTGGGATGTAATTGCAGAACCTAAACCTAAAGAAGCGTTGTTTTGATTGTTTAAAAGTTGTTGTCCAACATCAGATAATGTAGTGGTAGCTGTCCAAGTAGGATTTCCTTGAGAATCCGTTTGTTGAGTGTAATTTAAGTTTCCGTAAGGAGTAACTTGGTTTACACGATTGGCTGCCGTTGCGGTTTGTGCTGCCGCTAAATTACCTGCTGCCGTAGCCTGTGCTGCACCTGTATAGTCGGGCGCGGCTGGCGCACTTGGCGCAGGCCCTAATCCTAAAAATCCACCACCACCCATGTCATTCTCCTTTTGATTTCCTTAAAGGACATTGGATGTCAAGCCACCGACAATCCTCTTTCCTCATAGCCATAATTACCAAATCCCCATCCATATGGGCATCAGGTATTTCAGCTACAACTTTAAAGCCTAAGTGTCGGTTTAACCTTAGTGCGTCTGTGTTATTAGCACAGATTTGCCCTAGTATAACGCTAACTCCTAGTTTATTAAAGGGGTAATCGAAAGCCGCCCACAATAAATCCCTACTTATCCAATTTACTTCGTCTACCGCAGCAATGTGCATTTGACACGCATTTGGCATAAAACTACAAAACCCTACGACTGCTGCTAAAACTCCATCTATTTCTTGTCCAATACAAACCGTTTCTTGGGGTAACGGGTAATTCATCATCCGAACTAGCCAATCGCCCATGTATTGCTGATTTTCGGTAGTTACTGTACGCAATTACAGCACACCCCCGCGTTCAAGAACATAATCGGTAGATGCCCAATGAAAATCGATACCTTGCGATGCAACATTCATATTAATAGATGCCGCAAATCCTGTTCCCGTAACACCCTGCCAATTTTTAGTGGTAACCAAATAACCGCCCCAACTAGCCTGATCCCACTTGGCAACATCCCATTTAGCCACATTTAATAATGCTGGATTGAAAGTAATTTGGTTGGTTAATGGTACAGTTTCAAAGTCGGTTGAAATTCCACATAAAACAGTCGGTACACCATTATCTGTTTGGATAATTGGGCGAATTAAAGTAAATCGTTTTAATTGGCCACGACTTTCAAAGTAGCTATAAGCTTGCTGGCAAGTTCCAACAATGTTTGATACATCGTCTGTGTTGGTGTCAAAAAACCTACCAACATAGCCATCACCGCCAAAGTGCATATCTTGGTCACCCGATACGGTAAAGCAGTAAGCTTCAATTCCAGTAAATCTAGCCCAAGACTTGTTAATGGTGTTCATGACATACTGTTCCATCCCGCCATCGACAGGAATAGACAATATAAGCATATTTTCGGCAGCTAAGTAATTGATTTGCCAGCCAAAATTTTGTGAAAAAGAAGAAGCAGCAAGAGAAACAGCATAGAAAATCTTGTCTGTCAGGTTAATTCGGGGGTCAAGTCGGTCAGATTGAAGCGCAGCAGTTAATGGCACTAATCCGTCTTGGGTTAGCAAAAGTAAGTCACCGCCCCACTTAAAGAAGCATCTACGGCTATAGGTTTGACCCATCTGCCATAGGCCCTTCATAGCCCAATTATTAGGGTCTGAAGGATTAAATCCTTGATACACAAGAATTTCGCCCATGCTAGTTACATATACAGCAAAGTCATCTACACCATAACCAGCGTCTAGTGTCCATGTACCCATTGCCTGCAAGTACCCGCCATTACGAAAAAATGCGCCTAATGCAAAGCTTGTAGCCGCTCCTGATATGGATGCAACATCAAGATACCAAAAGCTTAGACTGTTCTTTTGGCAAAAATATAGCCTATTTTTAAACAAGTTTACATTGGTAAAGGTGTTGCTATTTACGCCTGTAATGCCCGTAATGGTGTAAGAACCGACAACGGTAGCATTGGCAGCGGGGGCAGAAGCCATTACATAGGTAAATGTGCTTGCACCCGTTACTGTAATAACATAAGTGCCATTATAGTTAGAGGCTGTAGCCCCTGAAATAGTAACTCTGTTGCCAGTAATTAAGTTGTGCGGTGCAGCAGTAGTAACGGTAGCCGTTAAGTTTCCTGTTCCACCCCTAGTAATAGTGCTAATTGTTTGGGCAGTCTGAGTTGTAGCCATGTACGCCCAACTTGTACCGTCATAAATTAAGGCAGGATCAACGCCATTTACCGCGATAACAAAGTCACCACCCGTAGTTGAAATATTGACAGTTTGCCATTTTGCGTTTGATAAACCGCTAAAAACTACCGTTGCAGGGTCATTGGTTGCATCGTAAATTTTACCTTCAGCAAATGCAAAAAGTTTGTATCCTCTTGCGCTACTGGTTGGGTAATTTACGATTGTGTAGACCTTACCCGTGATTCCAGTAGAAAGCTTTACATAGCCTTTTCTTAGTTGTACATCTGTAGGTGTAGGCCAAAAATTAACCATTTGTACAGCGTCTAGGGGTGGCATTTCAGCCAACGAATCCCTAGCATTCCAGCCACCTATGGGCGCGGATAAGGATGTAGTATTTGCAGTTCTACCTTGAGCGGCCATGATTAACTGCCGTAACCAGTATCAGGGATGTTAGCCCATCCAATCAATACAGCACTAGGTTGCGGTGCAAATGACAATGTAGCAGAACCCTTATCGTTAGCCTTAGCAACGCTTAAATAACGCTGATAATCTTGTTGTAGTGCGGTAGTGTCAAAAGACTTAATTTGGAAGTATTTAAGCTTAGTTGCCAATACAATAATATTGTCATCTAGTACGGTTGTATCGGTATCAGCAGTAAAGCTATTTTTTACATTACCTGACGCATCCCGTACAAATCCCTTAGAACGATACTCAAAACCAAGATATTCTTGGGTATTGTAAGGTGGCCAAATTTGAAACTCATTGCCAAGAATACGCCAACGAACTCTAGGTCCTGTTGAAATATAGCCCGACTTAAGCCATTGCCATTGCTGGGCATCTACTGGGCCAAGCATTTGCCAATGTTTTGTCTTATCCCAATGCGTGTTATCTGTAATGGTTTCGTAATCAGGTGGCAAATCGTAAATAGTCTTGCTAAATGTGACAGTTCCACCGACAGAGGTAGCTGAAGCTAGTTGGGTAGTTACAAGCGATGTAGAGTTTGTAACGGTGTCAATGTAAGTATCTTGGGGGATGCTTGTGCCAACAATGGAATAGGTGTTATCAAGACCTGCTGTACTAGGAATGTTACTTAATACATAAGAACCATTTGTCGTGTTGCAAGTAGTGGTAACGGCTGTAGTATAGAAACGATATTCCAGTTCTAATGCCTGCCAATCGTACTCCTTAACCAAGTTATACCCTGCGCGGTTCATCAAAGCCAAGATTTGTTGCACATCCTGACTAGGATTTCCAGCTACATAGGTAGGAATGGCTAAGTTTAGTTCAGAAGTGACCTGCTGGACTAATTGGAGTAGATTGTATGACATATTAGACTTCCTCTGTGGCTACCGTCTTTTTACGGGGTTTTTTTTCACCAACAGCGGCAAGTATAGCGGCCATTTGCTCTTGCATTTGTGCCAGCTTTGCATCTGTTTCAAGCTTTATTTTAGCAGTTTCTTGCTCCTTTTTGGCAAGTTCTTGTTTTAATGCGTTAATTTCGCTTTCACGCTTGTCTGTTTCGGCTGCGCTCATAGCTAGATTTAAAAATGCCTTTGCTTTATCGCGGAACGCATAAGGGGACATTCCTGCTGCCATTCCCATACGCTGTAATTGCTGATCTGACGCTCCTGCAATAGATTCTACCGTGTGAAACTTCATTGCGCGTAGTTCTTCAGCCTGCGATTTGGACACCAATGGCCATTCTGCTACAGGTGTGCCAATAACTTGTTCATCATTTGCGCCCAAACGGTTCTGATAATTAGCCCATTGTTGCGGAAAACGCTGTTTATGGCTATTTAGCACATAAGTATCAATTTCAGTCAAGGTATCGCCAGCTACACAAATATGGACAAAATCGAATTCTTTGTATATTGGTCTGCCTGCATCTATTGATTCTTGCTCTTGATGTATAGGGCGTTTGTAGAAACGAACCTGTAATCGGTTATCTGCATTTTGCTCATCTGATGGTAAAGCCATTTTTAATTCTCCTCAAGGTATTAAGGTAAAAAGTTAAACAAAAAAAGGGCTACCCTTTTGAGGTAACCCTTCGTTTTTACTACAAAAAACTATTAAACACTAGCCTTGCTAAACCAGCCATAATCGCCTGATGCCATAGAAGCACCTGACAAGTATGTACCAGCAGAAGGAGTTGCTTGGAAAGTTGATGCGTTAATTGTGCAAGTTGCTGTCGATACACCGATTGCTGCACCCGCTTGTGCAAAAACATAACGGAAGCCATCGCTACCGAAAGTTTCAGCACCTAAAGGGCCAAATGTTGCTACTGATGTGCCAGCAGAGTTTGGATTGGTTTGAGCCAAATTAGCCAAATCTACGCCAGCTAGGGGGGTAATGGTAAATGCCATGATTATTTCCTTTTCTATTCTATGTTAAGTGGTTGTCAGATTAAGAACCTGTCAATACACCTTGTAAGAAGCTGTTGGAACAAGTGAGATTGCCACTCCAGCCATACAATTTTACAATCGCGTCCTGATTGATGGACTGACGTTCGCCACCGATAGGAACGAAATTACGCTCTTTGTGTGGACGCAAGAAAATGTAGTTTGTGTTCAACAAATACATACTTGTTGCGGTTTCTTGTGCGCCATAACCACCACCCAATACCACATCAGCAGACATACCGCCACCGTAGAACTTGAGGGAAGCAAAACCAGCAGCACCTTCTTCAACACCAGCAATACGCTGAATAGCTTGTAAAGAGCCAACATAGTATTGATACAGAGTGTTACCAGCAACAATTAAGTCTACTTTGTCTGTGCCACGAACAGATTTGATTGCGGCAGTAGTCATAGCAGCTTGGATTGTAGTAGCGGAAGTAGCACCAGTAGTTGCTTGGTTCTGCCAAAATGTCCAGTTAGCACGGTTAATACCACCGTAAGTACCTGAAGTAGGTGATGTTGATACAGCAGCAGCCAAACCAGTAATGTTCTTACCGCCATTACCTGTACCGTCACCATAGATGTCAGTAGAAATACGGTTTAACAAACGGGCTTCAGAAACTTGCATACGACCATCTAACAGGTCGATGATTGCTTCTTTAGAGCTATTTTGCAACATTTCCAAACCACTCATTGTTACGCTATCTGCGTACTGAGTAATAGAGAATTGAGCAGCAGAAATAGGGCTGTCAGGAGTGATGTTTAATACTTCGTAGCCACTATATGAAGTAGCGTTGTTAGTATTTGGGTCGTTGTACATGATTTCTTCCAAAATCACATTACCGCCTGAGAATGGGCGTACATTACCCTTAGAGTTCAATCTTTGTAGGATTGCGTTATTTTGTGTTAAGTTATCTGCCAATACACCGCTACGGCTTTGAATGGTTGTAGCGATAATATCGGTAATTGCGCTATTTGCGAATGCCATGATATTTCCTTTATTAAATTAAGTTAAACCCGACCACTCTCTGCTTCTGACAATTGAGCCATCAACACAGAGCGTCTATCCTTTGCATCTGTCTTAGACACCTGACCGCTAGGAGTAACGGACTTCGGACTAACAGCAGTTGCTTTAGCCTTTGCTACTTGTTGTGCCTTAGATGCTTGATTACTTGATGACTTCAGGAGTTTGTCCTGTTCCAACTTGTAAGCTTCATCGTTCATACGCACAGCTTTTGCATAAGCCGTTTCAAGGTCTTGGGCTAAACCTCGCTCAAGTAGTTGAGCCATATCTTCCCTAACCATTTCAAAGTGCGGAAACCGCCCCTTGTCACTACTAACCCGACTGATTTCTGAGGTCAATCGAGCATTTTCTTCTTGATCTCGTATCGCTGACAGTTGCTGAACTTGTTGCTGAGTAGCTTGAAGTTGTTGCATTAACTGTTGTTGATACGGGTCTACATACGCCTGTTCAGGTGTCTGTATTGAATCTTGATTTAATTGTATTCCATAATCTTGTGCAAGTCTATGAAACATCTGCACTTTTTCCTGATACGGTGCTTTAGACAGAATCATGTGGGCGCGACCAAGATTGTTAATCCAAGCTACTGGATGGATATTTTGCGCCTGAAGTTCAGGAATAAATGGCCCAATAGCCTGTGTTAATTGTCTTGCATTGTCGGCTTCTGCCTTATAAGCAGATACGCCACGCTTGTATTCAGCTTCCCGTTGGTTTGCATAATCGGCAAATTTGGCAAATTCTTCCTTGTCTAAAGGCTTTCCATCTTGCATCTTGTCCCAAACATCCCTGTATTCTTTTTTCCAAGTAGTAGGTTTTTGAACATTTACTTCAGGATCATCATTAGTTTCTGCCACCAATTCAGGTTCTTCAGGCGTATCGTCTTGGGCTTCTTCGGACTTGAATCGACCTTTTTCGTCACGGTTTTCCGTACTGTCGGCTTCTTTTTCAGTTGAATTGTCATTTACCTCAATCTCCTTCTCTACAGGGGCTTCTTCAGCTTGGTCAATTGCGGCCTCTAACATCTCTCTACGGTCTAATTCTTCGCTCATTTAATACTCCTATCTGTAGTTAAGTTTTTCGTACGCAATTTCAGCTATTTGACGCTTTCGGGCTTCTTGGTCTTTTTTTGAAATTTCATGCACTTTTTGTTGTGTAGGCACATCATTGCCAATTTCAATGCAGTTATTCCGCTTTAGGTTTTCGCGGTGTTTAGACCGAGAAGATACCCATTGACCATCAGCCATAGAGATATGACCTTCAATGTCAGATATAACTGTAGGGGCTGCCCTAGACTTCATAGCGACCTTATCTAGCCATGAAGCTTTTGCTGCTTCTAGACCAATAGTAGGTGTCCACCACTCAATAAAGAAATCTTCATCGCTTTGTACCGCTTTTACATGGTTATTTTCTATCCATCCACAATTAGGGCATTGCATCACATTCTCCTTATTAAATCAGGTATTTGGTCGTATTCACTAGGTCGCAGGCATATTACGCTGTCGTACCATTTAGCGTTTTTCCACCGCCAGCAGACAAATTCTTCTTTAGGCAGTAAGACAATGGTTTTAACGCCCAAAGCACCAGCAAGATGAGCCGTACCAGTATCTACTGTCACAATGCCCTTCATAGCCTTCATATGAGCCGCAGTCTTTACCCAGTTTGTTTTCCACCCGTCATCAGGAAGGGGATGAAATAAGCCGTCAGAGTTCGGATTTAGGCTATAAGCGTCATCTCCTACCAGTTCTGCCATGTGTTCGTGGGCAATAGACTTGATGTAGTACAAGGTTTGCTTGGATGCTTCCCAATTTACCCCGATTTTGGGTTGAATATTACTAGGGGTAGCGTGTAAATAACCTTCAGAACCGACTATTTTTTGTTTTGTTACTGGGAACATTGATTTAACAATAGGATGGGCTAAAGAAATGTAGTAAGGCAAAGACATAGAGCCAATCCAATAGTCAGATTCTACTGTCGCGCCCTGTGTCAAATCATTGCTAAAGACATCTACAGCGTCAATTTGCCCTAATAAGTGGTGTAAAGTGCTTTCCTGTAAGACAGTAACCTTTTTCGCGCCAAAAGCCTTTAATGCGGGCAAAAATCGGGCAAACATCAAAATATCACCAAATCCTTGCTCCATTTGTACAGTAATAGACTTACCTAATAAGGATTCACCTCTCCATACAGGCATTTTTAAGGATGGCGCATAACCTACAGCTTGTTTGGCAACTATTTCAGGATGCCAACGATATTCAAATAGTCTAAATCCAGCTTCATAACGACCAGCGTGTAAATGTTCGTAGGCTAGTTTGTATTGGCTGTCAGCGTTTAGTGAAGTAGTAGTAATAGTGCAGCCTCATCGTCTAGTTCCTCTAGGCGTTTGGCTTCCAGTATCCTTAAATTTGCTTGAATATTAGCAATTTCTTGTCTGTAAGCCACCGCTTGAAGGATGTTGTCCCTTTGTCTTTCAAGGTAGCTTATAGACCGTTGTAAATCTTCTGTTTCAGCCAACGGTATATCAGCCTTAACCTCTTGTTTTAATTGTACTTTAGATTGCTTAACTTTTGCAACAGGATCAATTAAATCCTTGAATGCTTGTTTGCGCGATGCGTTTGCATCCTTTGTTGATTTTTCTAATAACCGTTGTCTTTCGGCTATTTTTTGTTGAATCTTTTGGATTCTGCGTAATTCTTCTTTTGTCCAGCCAGCGTCATCACCACCCTTATGAGCAGGGGGTATAGGGGTAATTGTTAAGACTAATGTCGAAAACGGTAGGCTTGAAAAGCTAGAGAAACCAAACATTATTCTACAATCTCCATTGTAAGGGATTTTTTAAGTCTTTCAATGAAGGCTTGTTTTCCCACTTGCAATTGGTCAAGATTAAACTGTGCAGAACTAATCTTGCGGTCTAAGTCTACGCAATGATTAAATAGTGCTTGTTGTTCTGTAGTCAAATCTTCGTATTGGTACTCTACTTCATCGATAGTAATGGGTGTTTTTTTGTTTTCCATTAGTTTTCTCCTAAATATGCCACCAAAAAGGGCTGGTGGCTTGCCTTAAAATGGAAGCGGTGTATTTTGTGGGCTTACTGGTGGATTGACTATTGAAGCAATTTGTCCGTCAATGTTGGCATAGTAGTTAGCCTGATTGTCGGTAGATTCGTTAATCCAGCCTAATACAATTTCTTCTGTAAGTTCAGCGTAAGGAATAAATACGCTTTCTTGGTCAGAAGTAAATTGGCAGTTGCCATCAATAGAAGCGGTGTTTTCTCCGTCTACGCCTGTTACTGTAAATAATACATTGACTACATAGTCAGGGTCAGGTGTACTAACTGTGTACATATTGTTAATAGTTGTGGTGTAAGTTGTCATTTTATTTGCCTTATACAGAAGTAATTGTTTCCCATGCTGTAGCACCACCAACACGAAGTTTGTTTAAAGTAGTATCAAAGTAAATTGCGCCTTTAACATACGCTGGAGCAGCAGCAGTTGTAGCTTGAACAGGGGAAATAGTGCCATTAAATATAGCAATAGAGCCATTGAAATACTGTCGTGGATTACCATCACCATCAGATAACACAATGTAGTTACTTGCTGTACGGATGTCTAGACCGCCTTGATTGCCTGAATAGCTACCAAATATTGCGTTTTTAGAACCTGTGGTCATTAAATAACCAGCTTGTTCACCAATAAAAGTATTTAATTGACCTGTTGTAGTGTTAAATCCAGCTTGAAAACCTAAAGCGGTGTTATAAGCAGTTGTATCAGAAGTTCTATTGGCGTTATAAAGGGCTTGATAACCTATTGCTGTAGTGCCTATTGCAGTAGTATTTGAATATCCAGCACTATAACCCAACGAAGTATTTTGCTGACCTGTTGTATTGCTATACCCAGCATAAACACCAATCGCAGTATTGTAATCGGCTGTAGTGTTGCTATAACCAGCTTTCCATCCAAATGCTGTTATTCCACCAGTTGTATTA